TGCGTCGATGTACTGCGCCCAACCCTCTTCTGAGGTCGTAGGAAGGGGGCTGGGTAGCGTCCAGAGCAACAGACGGGCGAACACACACGCCAACGTGTCGTTGTGCTCTATGGCCCTGTAAACGGTGTCTGTGTCGGCGCTGTAGCGCAGTGCTTCACAGACCCGCAGCGCGTGGGCTTCGGTCGAGGGGTGACGCAAAACACCGCGAACGCCGCCGCCCCATTCGAATTGGAAAAATCCGCGAGCAGGCCCGCCGAGTTGCGCCCGATGCTTGAACCGGGATTCCTGCAAGCCGATGGCAAGCAACATCACCCGAGCCTCTGGCGTGTCCATCTTCTCAGGGAGCAGAGAGAACGCGGCGGGGAACACATAGTCGTTGATGTGGTCAATCATGCTCGCCCCCAAGCGCCGCGTATCCGGCAAGGTCAACGTAGGAATCTTCGTGCGGGCCGTTCTTGAGCCGGACCAGCTTCAACGCCGCCATGCACAGTGTTACCTGACGGCCTGAAACATTACTGCCCAGAAGCACAGACCACACGGCGGCAATGTCTTCTGCGTTATCCGCCCATGTGCCGTATTGCTCTTGTCGTGCGCCTTCTGTCAAATCAGCGGCGCGGCTTAGAATCTCCCTGCGGTTCATGTGTGGGACCTGTGGGCGTCATACGCCCCATTTATGAAGCGTGTAGCAGTCATACGTCCCTCTTCATCAGGATTGAGTACTTGCCGTGGTGGGTGTCGTGGAACGCGGGATAACCGTCTTTGGTCAGGTCCGGCTTCCACCCCTGCGCCATGTAGATCAGGAAGCAGTGCCAAGGTGCGTAGATGAAGTCCTGAGTCATACTGTGTGGACCTTTCTGCGCTCTGGTGGGCAATAGCCGTCAACATGGGCGCGTTTCAGCGCGTCCCGGACCTCGCGGATAGGAAGAACGCGCCGCCCGACCTCCCCATAGTACATGCTGCGGTCCACCCGTGTCATGGATTGATGAGAACGCCACCCGCCGTCGTTGCCGAACTTGTCGCGCGGGGCAAGCGTGTTCCACATTTCAATCGTTGCGCCGCCATCTTCATTGGTGCGTAACTTGTGGTGAAGGTGGCCCACGTCGATGTAATGAAATTCTGTCTCACCCCAATCCTGCCGGTAGTCGTTTGACATGACCTGGACGAGCCGCTCACCCTTCGCCTTGTCGCTGTGATGCGTCATAACAAATGTGTTGCCCATACGATAGGGGATGAACGCGCCAGAGTTGTCCGCCCAGGAACCGTATTCTTTGTCCCTGTCACCCTCTGTCAGATCGGCGGCGCGCATGAGGATTTCGCGGCGGTTCATAAATGATGCCTATACGCGGCATAGGTGCGGTTTATGTAGCGTGTAGCGGTCATGCGGCGGCCCTCAGCATGTCAATGGAACAGGTCGTCATCAGAAAAGCCTTCCAACGCGGTGCGCGAAATCAATGGGATCACGGGCCGATTTGTTGCGGTTACACTGCGGACAGGCGATAACGAGATTGTCTTGCGAATGTTCGCCGCCTTTGGCGAGCGGAACATAATGGTCAACCTCAAACGCCCCGGCGCAGGGCGACCCGCACCAATAGCAAACCTTCTTTTGTTCCCGAGTCCACGCAGCCAATTCAGGCCCGGAAATGCCGCCTTCCTCTTGCGCCCTGCGCCGCCCTTTGTAGGCGTTGGCTATCGCCCTGCGCCGTTCGGGGTTGGCTGCGGCCCAACGGGCGGCGCTCTCAATCCTGGCGGGGCGGTTGGCTTCATACGCCTCGCGCGCACGGGCGCGGTAATCTTCGCCGCGCTTCTCATAAACGCGCTTGTAGTAACCGCATTCGACTTGAGCGGCGGTCTGTTCCTGAGCGCAAAGAACGCATTTCCCTGATTTTGAGTACCGTTCTCCGTTGTGCCCCTTTGGGCATTCCTTCCCAGAAATATACGTCAACTCTCCGGCACGAAGGGCGGCGGCGCGAGGCTTTGCCGGGCTGCGCTTCGTGTACTTGCGATTGGGTTTGTGTATGGTCTTGTCAGCCATATCGACCTCTACAGAAGGTTGATTTTGGTCAGGGTCGGGGAGCGTTGGCGCGCTTCTCGACCCGCCCTGATTATGCCACAGAATCAACCGCTCGACCAACATTTGAGGTCAACATGTCAGGGTTAACGGTGATGCGAGTGCGCTCGCCGAACTCACGGTGATAGACGACTGCAATCATTTCTCGTGGCGATCTGAAACCGCGCTGGTCTGCCCACGCAGAACGCGGCCCCAGAACACGCAATGTCTCCACGGCGCAGCCCGTGTGATCCTTCGCCTTGGTGTCCTTGTGGTGGACGTGTCCGACCCAGAAAATGCGATGCTTGGTCCGACCCCACATGTCTGGGTTGTCGGTTGCCATCAAAAGGGGCAGGTCTTTCATCTTCACCCCGTGGCCGTGATGAGTGCCAATCGCATTCACGCCAAACTCGTAATAGTGGAAATGCCGTGGTGACGTATCGACCGTGATTCTGGGGTTGTCCGCATAGATGTTGGCCATGCACTCCATCAAGAAGATGGATGACGCTAGGTCGTGATTGCCGATCTCAACAATGACGTGGACTTTGGCGAACTGCTTGGCGGCGGCTTCAATCATGTGCCTCATGCAACGGATAGCAGCACGAACCATTTTCGGAAAACGTCCGTCTGCATCCATGAGATTGCGGCTGGTCGGAGTGACGGCCTCCCAACTGTCGTAGTCCATGAAATCACCCATGAATGCGATGACACACGTCCCTGCCTTTGGAACCGCATTCAGGAGGTCTTTAGTGGCACCGACCAAAAGCCGCTCGCCTATGTCCAGGTCGTAATCATCTCCGGTTTCTTCGTGCCAGCTATACTGTCCAAGGTGGTGGTCACCAACAGGCAGGACCACAAGCAAGTCGTCTGCATCAACCACGGGGGCCTTGATCGGCCTCACTCGGGGCAAGTCCTTGGCCATCTCATCAACCGCAGCCTTGAACATCTCCTGCAGCCGTTCCCGGTCTGCCGTGGTCTTGACCCATTCGGCCTTAATTTCACCATCCGGCCCGTACAGAGTCGAACGGCCCTTGACCATGTAACCATCGGGCGCGGAACCATCGACCCCCGCCCTGCCTGCAAAGCGGGTGTTACCGCTGGCAAGCCTGCTGCGGAATGTCTCGTAGGGAAGCCCAAGAACCTTCGCGGCCTCGGCCTTGGTGCCGTGCATGGCAAGGGCGCTTGTGCAGTCCTGCCATTGTTCGTAGGTAACGCCGGGATTTGCCACAGTGTGGCCTTCCTGCTATTTGTCCAGAAGCCAGATAATCAGCGTAAACTGCGCTGAGACAACGCCCAGGATACCGTAAATCATCCAGCGCCGCAATGCTATCACATCATCGCGTAGCGCCCGCATTTCCTTACGTGCCTCGGCCCATCGCTCTCCACAACGGTCCTCATGCGAATCAATCTTCTGCTCGGCGCGGTTGGCTATCTCACGGGCTGCGTAGTCAATATTTTCATTCTGCGGAAAGTCGCTCATACGCCCTCACCGACAAGGGCCGCGTCAACCTCGAAATAGTCCGCCAGACACCACATGCCGCTAACATTCACAAAGGCGAACATCAGGGCAGTTGGGACGCCCGACGCACCAAATGCGACGAACAGATCGCCGTCGATCTCCTCATTCATCACCACACTTGATCCGGGGTACATCTCAGCCATATCGGCCTTGACTTCTTCTGGCGGCGTACATTCCTGCGCATAGGCTGCGGATACGAAGAAAGCTGTGCATAACAGGGTAAGAAGAAACTTCATGATAGACTCCTCAAGCGCCATTAAGCGCACAAAAGCGGGGAAAATGCAACGGCTAGTTGTCAATGGGTACGATGCAAAGCGCGGGATCGTCGGAACACTCCGAACAGATCACGGAGCCGTCCTCATATAAATGCCACGAAGCCGAAGAACACCGCTCGCAGACATACTGCGCGGCAGTCTCCGGTTCGTCAGCGCCGGGGAACGTGTAGATGTCACACATTACCGGTCACCAAAGCAAATCACATTGACTGCCGATGGGTTGCCAGCAGAACCCGCTGAGTTTTGCACCTTGATGGTCACAGCGCCTGCTGTAATGGCGGTGATGTAGGGCGCATTAGTCCCGCTGGGGACTTGTGTTGTTGCAGTGCATGTGTACGTCGCTGCAGAAAAGTCGGTGTCCCATTCCACAGTGTAGTCTCCTGTCCCGTTATACGCCACAGAAGCCACGTTCTGACCCGTCACCGTGCTGATGGCCGAACCCGATACCGCGAACCGAACAAACCCCTTTGCAGTAAAGGGTGAATACACCATCTGGTCGGGTGTTACCGTCCTGGTGGACGCGAGACTTTCCATATCAGACTGGTCTGCGTTCTCCTGAACACCTGTGACTGACGTTGACGCCACGGGAAGGTTTGTCCACGCAACGTCAGTGCCATCGGAGCCAAGGAACTGGTCAGGATTGCCGATAGCAAGCCTTGCGGCGGCGGCAGCACTATCGCCATAGATCAGATCGCCGCGTGTGGTAACGAGGTCATCGGGGGACGTGCCGACAACGGGCGAGAGAAGCTGGAAGTTGGTCCCATCATAAACGACTTCCACTTTCATGCCGGTTTCGATGTCGCCAGCGGCAAGGTTTTCGTCGTTCTCTTTCTTGACCGTCACAGCGCCGATGGAATCGACGTTCAGCGTCACGGTGCCGTCGTTGTCCGTGTGTGCGTCAAAGCACATTTTCAGCCCATCGTAGTAACTGGACAGAGTGCGTGCCGCTGATAGCGTCCAGACAGACGAAGAACCGGCAGATGCAATGACACAGGATTCGTCACCTGACCACCTCGCGGTCGCGCCCTGCACCGCCCTGATTGCGTCATTGACCAATGCGGGCGACATATTTTCTGGCGCAATGTCCACATTGGAATTATCAACAGCGTTCCAGTCTTGTACTTCAGCGGCAATGGCGGGAACTGCAAGGAGCGCCAGCGCCGCGACGATGTAGCGTTTCATGGGAAACCTCAATTTGGGGAAAGAAGGCCGCTCATCGGAGAGGCTTGCGTGGGGGGGGCGGATAGAAGGCCACGGTTCATGTTCGGTGCTGGCTGCTGCAACAGGGGTTGCACTGCCGAAGGCGGCGCAGATTGCGCTGCGGCGGGCGCAGGATTGACAGGCTGACTGGCCTGGATGAGTTGGTGAATTTCATCTGCAATGGTCGGCTCTGCTTCTGCAACCGTATAAAGACGACCAATCCAGGATGCCGCCTCATCAATCGCGCCGCGCCCGCGAGCCATTGTCAGGTTCCCGGAACCCAGCGGAACGTCAGCAAGCCATCGAACAAAGCGGGGGTTTGTCAGTAGTTTTGCAGCGGCGCGGGGTGCAATCAAGGAACCAACAAGCGCATAGCCTGCGTCCCTTGGGTCGCCTGTCAGGCTCATGGTTGAACCAGTGAAAAGCAGCGCGGAAATCAGCG